TACCTACTAACCCTGCACTCTATGCAAGAGTAAAGGCAGAGGCGAAGCGTAAGTTTAAAGTATACCCATCTGCTTATGCTAATGGCTGGTTAGTCAGAACGTATAAAAAAAGAGGTGGCGGATATAGGAGTTCGTAATGGCCAAACCACAAGGAGGATTAACAGCCTGGTTTGGTAAAGGACCCAAAGGAGATTGGGTTGATATAGGAGCACCAAAGAAAAAAGGTAAGTTTCAAGCTTGTGGTCGTAAGTCTGCAAAAGGCTCAAAAAGAAAATATCCTAAATGCGTACCAAGATCTAAAGCAAAATCTATGACAGCATCTCAAATTAAAAGTGCTGTATCTAGAAAAAGATCTAAAGCACAAGGTGTAGGAGGCAAACCTACAAATGTTAAAACAATTGTAAAAAGAAAAACAAGTGGTAGCAAAAGTCGCAACAATAAGAGAAAAAATAAAAAAGGGTAAAAAGCTAGGGTTCTCTGAAAGAGCCAGAGCAGTTAATAAAGGACTACTACCAAGTAAGGCAAAGAATGGCAAAAGATCCAAAAGTAGGAACAGGTAAAAAACCAAAAGGGTCTGGCCGTAGATTGTATACGGATGAGAATCCAAAAGATACAGTAAGCATAAAGTTTGCTACCCCAGCTGATGCAAGAGCAACAGTTGCTAAAGTAAAAAGAATAAATAAACCATACGCCCGTAAAGTACAAATCTTAACTGTTGGTGAGCAACGTGCTAAGGTGATGGGCAAAACAAAAGTAGTAAATATTTTTAAACAAGGTAAACTATCATTAAAAAGGAAACACAATGCCAAGAAACAAACCAAACGGTAAAAAAAGATTGACAGATAAACAAATGAAGATTGCTCGTGTTGCCGAGCCTAGAAATAGAATTACAGCTGCAGATTTTACTAAGTTAAGAAAAAATAAAAATAGATCAGTTGTATAATAACTATGGCAGCAAAGCGAAAGAAAACTCCTGCCTGGCAAAGGAAAGAAGGTAAAGATCCAAAAGGTGGATTGAATCGAAAAGGAGTTGCATCTTATCGTAAAGCTAATCCAGGTAGTAAATTACAAATGGCAGTTACTACTAAACCAAGTAAATTAAAAAAAGGATCTAAGGCTGCTAAAAGACGTAAGTCATTTTGTAAACGAATGGAAGGCATGAAGAAAAAATTAACTTCTAAAAAAACTGCAAGAGATCCTAATTCAAGAATTAATAAGGCATTAAGAAAATGGAACTGTTAAAGGAGAAAATTATGGAAAAAGTAAATAAAATTATAGAGTGGGTAAAGAACTATGATAGCTGGGCAAAGAAAGATTACATCAAAGCTGGTGTAATTGCAGTAATTGTTCTAGCTGTTATTATTAGTATCTTTAGCTAAAATGCTATTAGATAAAAAAGATAGCAAAGAACTAACAGATAAACAAAGAACATTCCTATCTGTTTTATTTTCAGAAGCAGATGGAGATCCTAGAAAAGCTGCAGAGCTTGCAGGATATGCCCCAACATCCTACCCAAGAGTTGTACAAGGATTAAAAGATGAAATTATTGAAAGGGCTGAATCAGTTTTGGCAGCACACTCTCCACAAGCTGCACTTGGTATTAGTCGTGCTCTTACTGACGATGGATCTATTCCTGGTGCTAGTATTAGAATGGAAGCTGCGAAGCAAATATTGGATCGAGTCGGTTTGGTTAAAAAAGAAAAAATAGATGTTAATGCAAAAGTTGCTCATGGCATATTTGTGTTACCCGCAAAAGAGGCATGAGTCTAGGATTAAAAAAAAGAGTTTCACGAACTATCCCTTTTGGTTATAAAGTTAACGAAGAGGATGATAAACTATTAGAGCCAATCCAAGAGGAACTTGAAGCTATAGAACAAGCAAAGCAATATATTAAAAGTTGTTCCTATCGAGAAGTTGCTGGTTGGATGCAAAGAAAGACAGGTAGATATATATCTGCTCCAGGTTTAATGAAAGTGTTGAAACGAAGTGAATGATGTTGAACCACCTAAACCTAAAAAGAAAAAAGTAGCCAAAGCAAAAAAATCAGCTAAGGCTAGTATTAGTGATATAGCTAAACAAGTAAAAAAAGCAAAAGATAATTATCACAATGCACAAAAAAAATTAAAAAATAAAAAAGAAGCTCTAAAAAAAGCAGACGATATATTAGAAAATAAACAAAATATATTTGTTGAAGAAGAGTTTGATGATGTTCCACCAAACGTAAAAGAAGTTGTAAAAGAACAAGAGATAATATTTGAACCTAATGAAGGTCCACAAACACAGTTTCTAGCAGCATCAGAACGAGAAGTATTTTATGGTGGAGCAAGAGGTGGAGGTAAATCATATGCAATGCTTATTGATCCACTACGATATTGTGATAAACAAAAACATAGAGGTTTATTACTAAGACGTTCAATGCCTGAGTTGAGAGATTTAATTAATCATTCTCAACAACTATATCCAAAAGCTTATCCTGGTGCTAAATGGAGAGAGCAAGAAAAAGAATGGCGATTCCCATCTGGTGCTAAAATAGAATTTGGATATGCAGAAAATACAACAGATGCTCTTAGATATCAAGGACAGTCTTATACTTGGATAGGAATAGATGAGTTACCACAATATCCAACACCTGATATTTATAACTTTCTAAGGTCATCTCTTAGATCAGTAGATCCAGAGATACCAGTATTTATGAGAGCAACAGGTAACCCAGGCAACGTAGGATCTACTTGGGTAAAAGAAATGTTTGTAGACCCAGCAGTTCCTAATACAAAGTTTGATGTAGAAATACAAACACCAGTTGGTAATAAAAAAATAACAAGAAGATTTATACCAGCTAAGTTACAAGATAATCCATATCTGATGCAAACAGAGGATTATTATATTATGCTAGCTTCTTTGCCTGAAGTGCAAAGAAAGCAGTTTCTAGATGGAGACTGGAGTGCGTATGAAGATGCAGCCTTTCCAGAATTTAATAAAGATGTACACGTTGTAGAACCGTTTGACATTCCGAGAAACTGGCATAAATTTAGATCATGTGACTGGGGTTATTCTTCACCTGCTTGTGTTCTTTGGTTTGCTATAGACTTTGATAATAATCTTTGGATCTATAGAGAACTATACACAAAAAAAGTTACAGCAGATTTATTTGCACAACAAGTTTTAAATTTAGAACAAAAAGAATATATAAGATATGGAGTTCTAGATTCAAGCACCTGGGCACGAAGAGGTGATGTCGGTCCAAGCATTGCAGAGACAATGATTAATTCAGGGTGCAGATGGAGACCATCAGATAGATCACCAAGAAGTCGTATCAACGGTAAACTGGAAATACATAAACGACTATCAGTTAGAGATAAAGGAGATGAAACTAAACCTTCATTATTTATTTTTAATAATTGTATAAACTTAATACGAACACTACCTCTTTTACCATGTGATAAAAATAATCCAGAGGATGTTGATACGCACGCAGAAGATCATGCATATGATGCATTACGATATGGATGTATGTCTCGCCCCATCAATCCACAAGGATCTGGATTTTCAGACTTTGGACATAATAAACAATATACCCCAGCAGATAGGATGTTTGGATACTAATGGATGTAGATGGAAAAAAGCTAAGAGTTGGATTTCAAGATCTAACTATTGAGATAAGAGACGCAGATTTTAGAACAGATAATCTAACAGATTGTTATGGTCACTATCTTCAGCGAGAAAATAAAATACAAATAAATAAAAATTTAGAACCACACGATTTGTTAAATACAGTTCTTCATGAATGTTTACATGCGTGTTGTTATGTTGGTGGACTTACAACTAAATCTAATCCATTATCAGATGAAGATAAAGAAGAAGTTGTTACTAATACATTAGCCAACCAATTACATATTGTCTTACGAGATAATCCATGGCTCTTAAAATTTATACAAGAGTCAATATCTAAAACTAAAAATAAGGAGAAATAAAATGGACATCATGAAAAAATACAAACAAGGTGATTTAGATGAAGTTCCTAGTGCAAAAACTGGTAACGATCCTATGAACCTTCCTGCTGATGAAGTAGGTGGAGAAAATGTTGACGCACCAAAAATTAAAACTAATATGGTAGACGGCAAAATTTTTTCAATGGCTGACGAAAGAGATTACTAATTTAAGGATTCAAAATGGATACTACTGATGAAACTGTAGCTTTATCTGACGAAGCAACTACGGAAGAAGTTGGACAAGAATACGGTGGTCTTTCTGGTTACATAAAAGCAAAATTTGTAAGAGCAGAAGATGCACGTCTTTTTGATGAGAGTCGTTGGTTAAGAGCATACAGAAACTATAGAGGAATCTATGGTTCTGATATGACTTTTACAGAGCGAGAAAAATCAAGAGTATTTGTTAAGATAACTAAAACAAAAGTATTAGCAGCCTTTGGCCAACTGATAGAAGTTTTATTTGCAAATGCAAAGTTTCCACTTGGCATAACACCAACTAAAATGCCTGATGGTATTTCAGAACGTGCATATGTGGAAGATGAAGAAGCAACACCAGAAGAGCCACTACCTAATCCGTATGGTTTTCCTGGTGATGGTAGAGAGTTAGAACCAGGTGCAACTGCTGAAACTATATTAGGTGGTTTAGCAAATCAGTATGAAGGTTTAAATATAAAAGAAGGACCCTCACCTGATGCAACTAAAAAAATACAAATATCACCAGCTAGAGAAGCTGCTGGTAATATGGAAAAATTAATACACGATCAGCTAGAAGAAACTTCAGCTATAAGCGTTTTAAGACATGCATTATTTGAAATGGCATTGCTTGGAACAGGAATTATTAAAGGTCCATTTAATCATGAGAAGACTCAACATAAATGGGAAAAGTCTGAAGAAGGAATGGAATATACTCCTCAGTATAAATTAGTTCCAAAAATAGAAGCAGTAAGTTGTTGGGATTTTTATCCAGATCCAGATGCAACATCTATAGATGATTGTGAATATACTATACAAAGACATACGTTAAGTAGATCACAATTAAGAGATTTAAAAAATAGACCATTCTTTAGAGAGTCTGCTATATCTGATTGTTTAAAAATGGGACCTAACTATCAAGCAAGAGGTTTTGAAACTGCATTACTTGATAGAGAAAATATTGATGATCTAGATAAAAATAGATTTGAAGTATTAGAGTATTGGGGATTAATGGATAAAAATTTAGCTAATGAAGCTGAATTAGAATTTGATGAAGATATTGATGATATAGATGAACTAGAAGAAGTTCAAATAAATGCATGGATATGCAATGGTAAAATATTAAGATTAGTATTAAATCCGTTTACACCTGAAAGAATACCATATCATGTTGCACCATATGAAATAAATCCATATCAGTTTTTTGGTGTAGGACTACCAGAAAATATGGAAGATGCACAAATGGTAATGAATGGTCATGCAAGGATGGCTATAGATAACTTAGCACTAGCAGGTAATTTAGTATTTGATATTGATGAAACACAATTAGTTCCAGGACAAGATATGAATATATATCCTGGTAAAATATTTAGAAGACAATCTGGAGTTACAGGAACTGCAATCAACGGATTAAAATTTCCTAATACATCATTTGAAAACTTACAGATGTTTGATAAATTTAGACAGTTAGCAGATGAAGCAACAGGTATTCCATCATACTCACATGGAGCAACTGGTGTGCAATCTACAACAAGAACAGCTGCAGGTATGTCTATGCTTATGGGAGCAGCTGCACTTAATATAAAAACTGTTATAAAAAATATTGACGACTATTTGTTACGACCCCTTGGTGAATCTTTGTTTTCTTGGAACATGCAGTTTAATGCTGATATACCAGAGATACAAGGAGACCTTGATGTAAAAGCTATGGGAACATCTTCTTTAATGCAAAAAGAAGTTCGTTCACAAAGATTAATGACATTTATGCAAACAGCAAATAATCCAAATATTGCACCGTTTGTAAGATGGCATTCAGTATTAAGAGAGATCGCTAAATCACTAGATATAGATCCAGATGATTTAATTAATGATCCAGAGAACGCAAAACTTTTTGCTGAAATAATGGGGATGACAAATGGAAACCAACAAACTACAGGCACTGATCAACAACAGGGTGGCATGGGACCTGCTCAAGGAATACCTCCAGGAGCAAATCCAG